CTGGTAAACTGTAGGCTGTTGCCTAAAGCCACCGATAATGGGCATTGTATCACCAGGCGTAGCCGAGAACATATAGTTCGCGACTGCTCCTGCAGCCGAAGACACCGCATTGATAGTCTCTGCGCCAACTGTCGGAAGATAGTTAGACACATAGACGTCGAAGCCATAGATGTTAAAGACGAACTTCATACTGCCAACTACGTTGCCAGATTCTAGTCCACCATTAACAATTTGCTCCCACTGCGGGGCCTGCGTGAGCAGGTTTACAACGTTAGTCTGGGTTGCGATTGTATATGCTACTGAAGGGTCGACCACTGCACAAATGTTTGTCAGGGGTACGTTTGCCTTCATTAGCGCGTAACGAGCTTTTGCGAAATCGTTTAAGCCCATTGCGCGATTAGTGCCAGAGACCGCAGAACCAATGGCTTCCATGAGGGCGCGATGCTGTCGAGGCAAGAAGGCATTTAAGACTTCCTGGCTGTAAAAGCTATCTCGCTTGAACTTCGCGGACATAGCATTAGCTGAGTACTTATACTGGTCAAAGGTAAACGTGAAGTTACCAGTGTCCATCTTGTTGTACTTGACAGCTAAGCCTTCACTGAAGTCGGCAGTTTCTGCCTCACCCAGTGTCGGGATGTTCAAGGTTACGCCATCAGAGAAATCAGTGAGACTCTTAACAAATCGCATGGCCATCAGATCGTCCAGTAGTAACTGCTTTAAGTCTCTGTTCCAGAGTTGCAGCCTACGGAGGTCTGTGTCAGTAAGGGTCGTGAAACCACTTGCCATGTTTAAGACTCCACTAAATTAGAATTGATCGAAATTACCGTCTTCGAACTTATCGCCGAGACGGTCGTAATCCATCAACATCTGATTTTGCATTTTGGGACTGTAGTATTTTTTAGGGTCATCTGTCTTAAGCTTCTGGTAATAAGACCAAGTCCGATCGGGTCCGCTGGTCGGCAGGAAAGACTGGCTATTACGCATGGGCGTTTCGAGGCCATCCTTACGGGTCGGTTGATCTAATCCGAATGTTCTGGTGAACAATCTGGGGTTAGTCCGGGCCATATGGTTGACATCTACGTCAGATAGACCTAAGTCTACAGCGTGTTTGGAAAGAACGGAGTTGAAGTTAGGTCCAAACCGTTCGGTGAGTTTTGCCTTCACAGATGCTTCGTTTGCTTCTTGACGCTCGCGCTCGCGTAGAGCTTTGTATTCGTCAGAGATCAAACCTTTAATCTGATCAGGATCAATTGTGGAGGGCTTCACGTTTGTGTCTTCGTTCGCTAGGGGTAATTCGCTACTTGCAAGGGGAGTTCGTCCAAATCGGGTCAAGACGTCCTCTAGTTGTGCCCGTGTGAGATTTTGCTCACGTTCTTTGTCATAGTCAGAACGCATTTGGTCCATGCGCCTGGTTGTGACTGCCAGAGTTTTATCAGCATGAAAGTAAGCTTTGGCTAACTCTTTTTCGTTAGCGTACTTCTTACCTGGTCCGACTAGCTCTGAGAGATAGTCTAAGTTAGGATCAATCTGCGGGTCCTGGTCGTCACCGTTATTGAGTAGAAGGGTCATTTATATCCTCTATGGTCAAGAGTTTAATCATATCTCGGAGTTCTGATTTCCGGCCTACTATGGATGCTTGTAGGTAAGGCCATGCAGGTGATCCGAATATCTTTGGGTCTACTTCTGTTGCATCTAAACCCATTAATCTTTCTTTGAGGATATTACGGAACCGGTCGATTACCGTAGACGATCCTCTAATTGTATTTCTAAAAGCTTCTTTTTCTTGCTCGGGTAAGTGTGAGGTCCACTTAGTCCACATTACTGGGTTACTCCAATTTTATTGTTGGAAGGTTGCTGGGCCATACTTGATAGTCCTGCACCTTGCGACATGTCGTAATCGCCACCTATTCCTGTAGCTGTACTGCCAGCCTGCATGACTTGTTCTTGTAGAGCTTGTACTAGCTTCTGACCTTCAGCTTGTTCGGTAATACCCACGAATGGGACGTAGACTTCGTATTGGTCTAAGCCAAAGATTGTCTCAATGATCTTAGCCAACTTCTTGCCTGAATAGTGCATCTGCACCGTAGGCCATAGACCTGAACCGGTTAGATTGGTAAGGTTCTGGATGAGTTCCGCTTGTTCCGCAAAATGTCGGGCAGCCACTGGTTTAATTCTACCAATCCCTGTGATGTCTTCCACTGTGAGCGATTGAAATGAGGCTGTGTTGAAGTCATCATCAAATACTTTAATGACAGTGGCACCGGTCATATTCCTTCTAGCTAATTCTAACATTGCGTTCAAGAGAGGCTCTTCTTCCTGCTCTTCGAACTGTTTAATCTTGTTCTGGAATACGCGAGAGGCTGCGTTCTCCATCCGTTGAACTTCGTACTTAGTCTTCTCGCCTGGGGTTCTGAAACCCATTGCTTCACGAGGAGCACCAGCCATCTCTTCCATAAGACGTTCTAGGTTCTGTATCTCGATATTAGCATTCAGAACGTTAACTTCGGGGGAGACTAGCTCCACATCACCTTCTTCCGAGACGAATATCTTTTCGCCGGGTTGCCAGGTGAAATCTTCAACCATTCCCTTAATCTTTTGGACAGGATATGTCACAAGATCAAAGATGTCAGCTTTCATGTTCTCGATGTGATCCATTCGGTACTGCATACCGATTAGGTTGTCGAGTGGGCCCATGCCCCATAAATTATCGGGTTTCTTGCGCCACGGTGAATGGAATATGGGTGGGTAGCCAAAGAAGGAAGGATTAGGCTTCTTCCCGATTAACTTGTGGCGATCTACGACCGTAATGACATGATTCTTGAGAAGGATGTCGTTCTCGTCGTCGTATATATCGCCGTAAAATGTTAGGACTTCTACGTTACCGGACTTGAGGTATTCACGGAAAGATGTGAAACCATCCATTTGGTAGAGACGGTCCATCTCTTGCCAGTCGCCATCGAATTGATGAGCGTTAGCGCGAATCTCTTTCAAGTACTTGTAGAGTTCAGTGTATTCTTCATGGTTCTCGTCGGTAGACAAGGACTCAAGTTTATCTTTAATCTCTCCTATGGAGACCAGAGACTTGATGATCTTAGGTGTCTTCTCGAATTGTTCGCCAGTAGGGTTCATCACAATGTTGAGAGGACTTACTCTACGAACGGAAGGGCCTACATAACCAGATTGGGTTGTACCGTCCTCGCGTTCTACCCGTTCATCTACCCATTCAACTGTAGCAAAGCAGTTGCCGTAGTCGATGTAATCTAGTATGATCTTATCCATCTCATGCTTGAATGACGGTTGATCCATGACCCAAGACATGTAGTTGGTGATTGCATCTCTCTTAGCGGCAGAGGCTGCGTCTAATTCATTTGCTTCCCAGATCACAGGCTTGCGTTGTGGGAAGAGAGTGGCAGTATAGTTAGCGTATAGGTTATCTCTGATTTGACACAGCTTAGGAACTGTGGTCTTATTCTTCCACGGGAGCTGAGAGTTAGTAGTTTGAGTAGTATCAGTAGCATAGACGTATCTACGGATTTCCTCCTTATCTAGCTTCCAAGTAGTGCGTAACATATCCCACTCAATCCACTTGTCTGATACCAGACAGGCTAGACGATCAGGATTAAGGATGTCACAGAGTTGTAAGACTTTACCGGTCATTGAAGTTTATCCGACGGCCTTGGGTGAAAAAGGTATTGATGCCTGATTTCTCTACGCGCCAATAATTCACATTACACCGCCGAACTTAGAATGATAATTGTACACTGAGTTAATATCTTTTTTAAATGAGAATAGATTGATTGTAGGACCTAATGAAGAAGCAAAGTCTACTACAGATGCTAAAGCATCTTTTACGTCGTCGTGCGCCGGATTTGCGTACAGAAGCTCTTCCTCCAGTATCTGACAGTTCCCCGTCGGATAATGCCAGATTTGCTTGTTCGCATATTTTGGTTCAAGGACGGCCATTATACGTTCTTCTTTACTTCCCGACCAACGCCCCGGACGGTAGTCTTCCACCGATAGAGCCAGACCTAATGGTTTTATGTAACTTTCTTTTAAATCAGTTACGATTGATTCTTGCGCCGCTACCACCTCAGCACGTATCTTTCGGAAGCCCCATTTCTGGTGAAGAGCTAAAATCCGTTTTATCTGCTCTGAAGGACTCTTCGTCTTGAAACGATCGATCTCTAGGACGTAGTAGTTCCCTTTACCATCTACTCCAACTACTACAATAGCTGTGTAGTCGGACTTCTTGTTGATGGTGAAGGCGAAGTCCACTGCAGCAAACACGTTGAGCTTACTGTCTCCGAAGAACCACTTACCGTCTCTGCAGACCAGCCAACCAGTCTCATAGTACTGGAAGAGGTCTCTCTTAAAGACAGAAGCACCCACGTCATGTGGGTCATTGTAGTACTGCGCACGGAAGTGCGTCTTGTTGAGATAAGCTGAGCGTTTCTTATCTAGCGCTTCTCTGTCGAAGCCGAACCATTTGCCATCGTATCGTTGCTGCTTAGGCCATAGAAACTGACCGGTTCCATCTCCGACTGACTCAACAGTCTCTGAGATACCGAAGTCTGAGTTTCTCTCGAAGAGTTGTTTAGAAGATTTAACATGACCTTCTTCGTCATATTCATCTAGAGCTAACTCTAGGACCGAGGCGTAGAGGTCGTCCGGATGATATCGAGTACCGACGATCCATTCACGGGCTCCCACTGTTTCCACGGAGGATAATAGACCGTACTGGTCTTTGGTCTTTTCACGTCCATCTTGTGTATATGCATTTCCACTTACCACAACGTCATCCAGCACACATATATCACAATGCAGGCCGACGATATTAGTAGTGAGACCAGCGGTAAATATGCTAGGGTCTCGTACGGATTCCGCTTTTCTTCTGGGGTCATCTACGGATATTTCTCTTTCAGTCCACTTCTCTCGTTGACCTTCTTCCTTGTTGATCATCTCCGGCCAGAAGAGCCGATAGTTGTCACAGGTCAGAATGTCCTTAATGAACTTTAATTGTTTAGTAGCAAGGTTAGACGTACTAGATATAAATAATATTCGTAGAGTTGGGTCCCTGGTAAGTTCCCATGCGACCCGGTACGCGATTAAAGCGGACTTCATATGGTCTCGTGGGATCAATAAAATCTGATGTGATTTGGCGTCTGGACGTGTCCACCAATTGATTACTTGCCTATGTATGTTTCCCAAGACTCGACGAGGATGAACTAGCGAAATGAAAGCTTCTAAAGACGCTTCCGCGACTATTCGCTTCTCTTTTCGCTCTGGGTTCTCTCTTAGCTTCCTGGGACGAGCCACTTAACTAAAACTTACTGTCATGTCTACGGCAGCTACGGCAGTAACAACAGTTAAGCCAATATTGAAACGTGTATCAAAAGTAACAGTTATTGGTGAAGCTATAGCACCACCTGTGTACGAAAAGATAACAGTTCCTGATCCAGCCGTATTGTCGAAGACATTGATGGTAGCTGTTGCAGCAATTGCACTGAAAGTGATTGTATGTAGCATACCACTGCCAGCTTTACAGACTGTAGTAGTAGATGTATTTATTCGACTGTATGCGTTCTCGACTGAATAGGGCATTTTATCTTTCTGATAGTTCTTGATGGAGTCTGATGTTCTGTTCTGCAGTACCACGGTAGTTTTCTATACCATGCTCTGCGGCTAGTTCTTTACGATACTGGAAGGAGCTTTCTTTACCTTGTGACTTAAGTAAGTCCACCAATGAATTCTCTACGTCCAATTCTGAATACTCTCTGTCTACATATCTAGAACCGAATAGGTTCTTGAAGAAGTTGCTGATGTAGTAGCTCATTAGTACATTCCTCTTGAGGAGTCGGATTTAACTTTGATCTTACGTTTCTTCTTAGCCATTCGTTTTCCTTTACTGGCTGAGTTCCATTCATCAACATTCACACCTTGCGCTTCCAATTGCTTGCGATGTGTGTTAAAGTATGCGGCTTGTGCTTTGCTTTTGTAGGGCATTAAAACAACAAAATAGGCAAATGGTTTCACCTATACACTAATGGAGGTTGGATGTCAAGAGTTATAATCTGTGGAGGTAGAGACTTTAATGATGAAAAGAAAATGTATGCAGTTCTTAACACAGGAAAGGTCGTTGGTTACATTGACACTGTCATCCATGGCGGTGCTAGGGGTGCTGACCGCCTTGCTCATGACTGGGCATTTACTTATGCTAGGAAAGTAGAGATATTTCATGCAGACTGGATCAGAGAAGGAAAAGCCGCAGGAGTCCTGCGAAACCAACGAATGCTGGATTATGGAAAACCCGATAAGGTTATTGCCTTCCCTGGGGGAAGAGGAACAGCTGACATGGTTAAAAGAGCACGGGCTGCGGGAATTGAGGTTTACGAAGTAGATAAGGAGAATTAAGATATGGTAGATTTCTTAACCGCAACCGATGGGTTGCTAGCATGGGCATCTGTAGTCAGTGGAGTATTTATATTATTCATACTCTCCTACAGCTTGTACCTTTATCACAAAGACAAGAAGAAGAAATAATATGGATGTAAGTGTATTATTAATAACAGAACTAGTCTTGAAGATGGTACTCTACGTAGTAGGGATAGTCTGGTTGACTAGACATATGTGATCCATCTAAACATAGAAACTCCATACCCAGAACCTACGGATACTAGCTTAGCTGCAGCTGAAACTAGGCTAGCTTTCCATCGGTTCTTAGTCAAAATGGGGTATAGAATAGAATATGGCGCAATCGAACAGAGAAGCTCACCGGTGCGTTAAAACAAACAGGGAGCTACCCTACTAGCCCTAACCCCCTATAAACGCACCCAGGAGGCTTAGAACGCGATTGAGAGGCATTCTAATGCAGATTCACCTAGATCATCACGGAATATTGGAAATATCCCAGGACGATGAGAAAACTAGAAGTTGGTGTAACTACCAAGTTTTGTTGACGCAGGCGACAGCCAAAGAGTTGAAAGAGAAGTTAGAGGAATTTTTAGAATGAGATCAATCTATTGCTTTAAATGTGAATTACATCACTTTCCTCCTCAGTGCAAACAGATATTTGGAAAATGAGAAATAGTTACGAAGAAGATATTCGAAGATGGAGGATAAAAGCTGAAGAAGCTTT